AGTTACATTACTAAGCGTATTCTCTTCAAGAGTAGTCGCGTTTTTATTAAGCTTTTGTAATTTTGCAAAAGCTTTATCAACGAGATTTGACATATTAATCTTCGAATAATGTTACCTCTTCTACGTTTGCGTCTGGTAATACTGTAACAGGAGCTTCAGGATTTGGTTCAGACGTAACGTTAATTTTTGCATTGTAATGAATTAAAATTTTGTCAGAAATATCAACTTCGACTTCAGTGAATTGATCGGCTTTATATACAAATACCGGGGCTTCGCCGCTAGAAAACTCAGTAAAAAATAACGGCATTACATCCACTTTCATATTAGATGCGTCGTTTGGTGTTACCATAATCATTGCAGGAGCTTTAACTCTAGTTAAAGAATCTGTCCGTTCAACTAATTCCCCGAAGCAAGTCCTACCTATGCTATCAATGTACGTAATAATGTCCATGTAATTATTATATAATATAAAATTTAATTTGCAACGGGAGTTTTAAAGAAATCAAATAAATCTGTATTTACCGCTTCTCCTGGTCGAAATGATCTCCAATTTACATTTTCATAAAATCTATCTATAACACTATATACAATTTTTTCAAACATCTTTTCGTAGTCAACCGTAAAGTCCTTTTCAAATTCTTTCGGTAAATCATATTTAAACCCTAATGAACTTATACCGAATTTATTAGAGATTGTGTAAAAATATCGAATTTTATCACCAGAACTAATTGTTTCATACTTATTTGAAATATTATAATGTTTTAAAAGCTTATTGTAATATATAGAGGACTTAACATGAACTGGGGTTCCCTTTTTTACTTTCCAGTCTTTTGTATGAGCGCCATATTTCTCATAATCTCTTACTCCCATGATAAATGCGATGTCTTTTATAGGTAGTGACTTAAAAATCTCATATGTTTCTTCAAAAATTTCATTTGTAGATTTTTGATTTTCAGTCATAATCATATGCTCAATAATCTTTTTTACATATGGCTTTATAGCATTAGGCATTGTCGTTCTGACCACTTCAACACCAGTGTATTTGAACTTATTACATACGACTCCTTCGTCGTCTAGCTTATGCAACACATACCGTTTTTTTTGTAAAAATATTCCTCTATCACAAATTGACTCTCGCTTAAAAACGAACCTCGGATCTTTAGTTAAGAGGGTTTTTCGTGCCCATTTTTCAATATGTATGTTTAAATCGTCTTCTATATCCTGAACAATATCATATACTTTTTTGTTAATATTATTATTTTCATGTAAGGCTACACCTATATGCTCTAATAACGGAGTGATTGTGCAATACGAACTATCCGTGTCGTTATAGATGATTGGATCGTATTTTTCGAGATGTTTGTCAGTTAAATTAGTTTTTCTTTTAATATAGTTCCGTAAGATAATATTACTTTGTTTTATGACGTCACGCCCGGTTAATGTAATTGAACGCGCGATATCTCCATCCGCCATAGCGGAGTTTTTATTACCAAAATATCCATAAATACGGTTAATAAGAATTTTTAAAGTGAATTGCCAGATCCAAAGCTGATCAATCTTTAATTGTGTTTCTACAATTTTTTTCTTTAACTTAATTTTGTTTTCTTTATTTTTTTCTTTTTTTAGTTTGAGAGATAATTGATGTTTTTCCTCACGAGCTTCGTTCCATCCTTGTTTTTTACCTTTTCTTATATCGTAAAAATGATCTGTTATACGAGGGAAGATTCCTTTAGTTTTCTGTGAGAAAAGTTTTTTTGCTCTTGTAACTGCTATTTGATTTTTAGTACACCATTTATTAAAATCCCCATAAGACATTTCAATATCCTTGTTATTTACTGTCTTTATATATACTTTATCTTTATTTTTATCAGTACCGACGATGCTTCCTATTTTAGTCTCTGGACTTAAGTTAAGTGTAACCATTACACTTGGATATAGAGAGTTCGCGTCAAATGATATAATATTCTCTTGAAACCCTCGTTTTGGCTCACCTACATATGCTCCTTCGTACTTACCAGATCCATCGTCGACTTTTATAAAAGTCGGTATAACACGCGGTGGATCTGACTTTCTCGCTTCAACGATTGCTCTACCGTTTACTGTGCTAATAGTACCTAAAGCTGCGTTAAACGGTGTTAACCCTATGTATGATAACATTCTTGCTAAATCCATGTACATAAGCTTTGCCTCTAGCTTTACTAGCAGTCGTACATCGTGAATATTGTAGTCAACAAACTTGTCCCAGTCCTCTATAGACAGTGTTGCAAGGTTAGTTTCTCCTATATCTACCTTGTTCTCTCCTAGTTCTATGTGAGCTATGTTATCTAACTTATAACTGTCCTTCATGCCCAGACTGAAGGTTTTATACACATCAAGATAATCTAACATAGACACACCTTCAACTACATATTTTGACGTTTGCTTACCAAAATTACCACGGTACACCCGCTGATAGATCGGCTTCATAATTTCGTCATGGACGGGTGAAAATAACCGGGTCGCGTCTTCTCCAAGTATGTTTCTAACTCGATTAATTACATATGGAATATCGAAAACTTCACTAGCCCACCCGGATAAAATATCTGGTCGATCTTTGCAATAAAAGTCTAAAAATTTCTGCAATAATTCGGTTTCAGTCTTACAATGAACATATTTTATGTCATTGGATTTTGGTTTATATTTGTTAATTCCCCACGTAAAATACATTTTTTCAACAGTATCGTAGACCGTAATCACGTTAATCATATGACTAGCTTCTTCCGGTTTTGGAAACTCATCCGGTGAATATGTTTCAATATCAAAAAACCAAATCTTTAAAGGGAATTTACTAAAAGTATCATTTTCATGGCTCTCCCAAAAACTATCAACTAAAAATTGTTGATAGGGGGAAATGTTTTCATAAATTTTATGATCGTTAAGATCTTCAATTTTTTTTCGTCTATCTAATTCACTGTTTGCTACTACTCTGCGGAGCTTTGTGCCGTATAATGATGTTGCATCATAGCGAGTTGAATTTGTTTCATAATAAAAATACGGTCGATATGGGTAGTCAGTTTCAATACGAGTTCCGTTATCGTCCCAAGTAAAGAGTCGCATCACGCGTTGGTTTGGTATGTATGCTAAGTTTCTATACACTAATCATAGTATAAAGAAAATAAATCGATAAATCAACTAATTTTGTTTAAGCGATTAAGATTTTTTCGTCGAGCGTCTGCATATGGAAATGAATATAATTCAGCATAAAATCCAATATTATCTTCCATCCATCGCGATTTCATATACCCTCGAGCTCTTTTTACTTCTTTAGTATATTTTTTTGAATCTTTGGTTAAGAGTTCTATTTGATTTATTAAATCATCCCCGGTTTTAAATTTATGAAACGCAGTGCTATACGTACATAAGTCTTGACAAATAACTGGTATACCCATAGCGCAGGCTTCAATAAATTTTAAATCACTTTTCGCTTTATTAAAATTACTATCTTCAAGCGGCGCATAAAAAACAGTAGCATTCATACTATTTATATAATTAGGGTAATCTACTAAATTTGACCACTGATAATACTCTACTTTCTTTTCTTGAATTAAATCTTTTAACGTTAATGGAAAGCCACCAACAAATACCCATTCAAATTTATCTACTGTTTTCCGTATTACGTCATTAACATGATGGAAATCATCTTTTTGTTTAATTCTATTTTCAATATCAAAATGGGCACCACTCCCGCAATAAACTACTCGAGGTTTCTTTTTAAATTTTTGATAATTATTACGAACATTTTCAAAATTAAAGTAACGATCCATCCAGAATTTTGGAATGAAATTAGGTATAATTGTAACGTTTTTATTGCCTGTTTTTTCTATATAATAATCTTGCATGAATTTATTAGTAACAGTAATCTCGTCACATATTTGCATGATCTCTAGACTCGTTTGTCTAATTTTTGGATCTTCAAATGCAAATCTAAATTTATTATAATGAGGAATATCCTCTTTAAAAATAATATCATCAATTTCATATATAATTTTAAATCCAGCTTCCTTACCTATATCACTTAACCATTTTATATATTTGGCTTGAGTTTCAGTAGCTTGGCGTTGAATACGAACTGTTTTAACTCCTTGATAAAAGTTCTTCTCTCCTATCATCACAGTACCTCCTTGTATGTTTACTTTTGCATAGCAATTAAGTAATAGCTCTGGCCAGATCATTCTCCAGTGTCCACATCCAGAATAGTCAGCATAAAAGTTTAAGGCTCTAGGTAAGTCAGGGGCTGAATGTCCATTGTCCTTAGGTACCGGGGTTGGTTTAGGAATATGGATAGCAGGATTACTTACGCGTGTAGGTGCAAAAGGTAATCGTGCAGTTGTTTGCTGAAATGGTGTAAGCATTATATAAATTTATGTTGAATTGGTAGATAAGTCAACACGGGTCGTGATACTATTCTTTTTTTCGAGCACCACAACTTCGCCAGTTGCCGCCTTAACGGATTCTTTTCTATGAGAAATAATATATATACTTTCTTTGTGGTTATCGACACGGTCTTTAAGTATAGTTAACACTAATTCTACTCCCTTTTCATCTAAGGAACTATCTAATAATTCATCAAACATTAATAAGTTATATGCTACATCTCCTTGTAGTCTTCTCATATCCATAAATGTAAATAAAATAGCAAGATCTATATTTTTTCTCTCAGCTCCAGAGAAATTAAAATATGAACATTCTTGGTTTTTTTCATTAACAATCTCTTCTTCAAAATATTCATTAAATTTACAAACACAATTTGCGTCCATTTTTTGTAAATAAAATAATAATCGATTATTTAGTACATCTAAAATTTTCTTTACTATAAATGACTTGACACCCTCTTCAGATAAAATGTATTTTACAGCTTCAAGTATTGCTAAATCTAAATGTATATTATTTGATCCTTCCTCTAACTCTTGTACTTCTTTTAATTTTATTTTTAATTTATGATCTAATTCTTTTATTTCTAAATTTGTTTCTTTTTCCGCAATTGATTGTAATTCTTTTTTATTTCGATTAAGATCAGTTTTGAGGTTATTAATATATGTCGCCGTTAATTTGTTATTATTATGTACTGTTTTTATAGTAGAAATATATTCATTAAGCTGCAATTCTGCGGAGAGATTGCTCTCCTTAAGGTTGATAATTTCTTTTTGTTGATGCTGTAAGCTCTTAATATCTTGCTCACAGTTATCAATATCTTTTTTAATTTTATTTTTTTCTTCTTTTATACGGCTTCTGTCTTTATTTGTAATTTGCCGTAAACATATAGGACAGGCGTCCTTATCAGTACCAATACTTGTAATTTGTTTCTTATAAAACGTTATTTCAGTCTCGTGTTGAGTAGTCTTAGTTGAAGCAGAACTTAATTGTGCCTGTATTTTGATTAATTTATTTTTTATAGAATCTAATTTCGTTTTACTTTTATTATATAATTCCCTATTAATAGGCTTTATTTTTACGGTATTAATTTCTATATCTTCATTTATAGTCTTTACTCGTTCTTTAATTTTAGCTTTTTGTTCTGTAATATTAATTAAGATTTTATTTTTTTGCTCTTCTAGTAATTTAAAAATATTATTTGCATGATCAAAGTCTTTTGTAATGTGTTCATATTTTTTTTGAACTTCATTATATTCTGATCTTGCACTTAAAAGCATGTCAGAGAAAATTTCTAAATTTAAAATACCTTCAATAAATTTTCGCTTTTCTACTTTCTTTTGAGCCATGAAGGGGAGAGTTGCGTTAAGAGACATTATAACGCAATTTTGAAATACTTCAGGAGAGCAATTAAGTATATTTTTTATTTTCTTACTAGTATTAGGAATAGTACTCTCTGTAACATCTACATCATTTACAAGAAGATAACATTTTGTTGGCTTTAGTTTACGTACTATTTTGTAATTATTATTTTTATTGTTTTCATTTATTGTAAAATGTAGCTCTACATATGTATTTTTTTTATTTATAGAGTTTACAATGAAGTCTTTTGACACTTCTCTTATCGTTTCACCGAAAATAGCAAAGTGTATAGCGTCAGCGATTGTGGATTTACCAACACCATTTCTTCTGTCTTCTTTATCTTTATTAACACCAGTAATTACATTCAACCCTGTTTGAAAGTTAATTTCAATCGGTACCTTTCCTATTGAAAGGAAATTACAAATTTTTACTGATTTAAAGTTTACATATTTCATACAAATCGATTATATAAGTGAACAATTTTGCTTATTATTTGTTGTTTGTCGTCTATATCTAACGACTCGATATATTCAATTATACATTCCTTAATGTTTAGATCACCTAACTCGTTTGTCAGTTCAACATTACCAATATTAAATTTATTCAAATAATCTGTTATTAGAGAGAATGGTGCTTCAAAATTTATTGATGCAATTATTTTATCGAGTAAATTTGTTTTAATATCTTTGTCAATAAGAATTTTAATAGCTAATTTTGACCAGCCTTTATCTTTTGCTATCTTTTTTAATTTTTCTAATTGACTTAAGTTTACTTTTATATGAATTGGCGATATATCATTATCAATAAACTTATATTGTATGTTTTCTTTATTAAAATCTAATATATAAAACCCTTTTTGGTCTTCAATATCATTAAAGTCCATTTGAAAGGGATTACCGGCATATATTATCTCTCCGTTTGAGTATTTTCGTCGTTGTCTTTTATGAAAGTGACCAGATAATATAAGTTGAGATTTTAATAATAAATCACAGGATTCAATACCAGTGTCACATATTTTAAAGCTATTAAAATTAAAATTTTGAATTTCAAAGTGACCTATTAATAAGTCACATTTAGGTATCTCTTTTAACGGGGTTCCCCATGGACAGAACCCTACCTTTTTATCAAAAATAGTTAATATTGTAGGAGTATCAAATATAGTAATGTTAGATCTGTTGTTTAATATAGACAATGAATGTATATTTGAATTATCCTTATAATATACATCATGATTACCAGGAATCATAATTATTTCAAAGTCATTAAATAGATCTAATAAGGTATTTGCAAAATATAAAGATTTAACATTTATCTCGTCTCTATAATGGAAAAAGTCTCCACCAAAAATTAATTTAGTGGTCTCGTGTTTTTTTAGTTCGGATGTAAACCACTTCGCCCATTCGAATGCTACATCATGCCATTTTTCGTTATTTTGATGTATACCTATATGTAAATCAGAAAAGAATCCGATTTTCCTATTGCTATTCGAAGGCATTAATTGTATAACTCCTGATCGTAGTCTTTAGTGGGGCGTTGTTGGGCGAGTTCTTCATCTCTAGCCAAATTCCCATATATTTGCTCCTGATAATCACTAATAGTCTCTCTGTATTTTTTTTCTTTCTTTATTCTATTAATGAATGCGTGATACGCAATTGTAGTAAAATATGAGAAAGGGTTTGATGGTGAATCAATTCTAAATTTTTTATTTTTTACTGCAGCAATCATTTTTACGACAGCATCACCTATCATTTCATCTTTATAACTATAATTTATAAAATTAGGTGAATAACTTAATCCAACAGCTATCTTATAAACTGCTTCAGCTAATTCGTCAATTAAGTTATCAGTCACATAATAATCTTTTAAATTTTGTAAAAATTCTTTTGGATTAACATAATATGTTTTTTTATTAGGTTTTTTTGATTTCGCTCTTGGTTTCATAATATTGCGTAAAATTGTAATTTATATGCTCATTATCATATAATAATAAGCGTTGTTCGATGTGCCGCTTACCATAACGTAAGTTATCAGCGATATCAAATATTATAAGCTCTTTTTTATCGTTATGCAAGCGCAGGCCGCGGCCAATACTTTGTACTATTTTAATTTTAGCTTTACCGCCTCCTGCGAACATTATATAATGTAAATTTTTAATATTAATACCTGTAGAAAATATTTTCGAAATAGCTATAACTATTATATTATCTTCCATCTCCATTAATGTTTGTATTTTCTTACGTTCTTCTACTTGTACTTCTCCTCGTATGAAATATATTTGTTTAGTTTTACAGATATCTTTTAATGTATTAAGTAATAATTCTCCGTGCTCTATATAATCTATTAAAATTAGTGCATTATTATCTAATTTATCTGAAAGTTTTGCTAATAAATTATTTCTAAAGGAGCTATTACGTATAAATTCATTTTCCTGTAAATAATATGTGTTAGAATTATTTCCATGGTATATCTCCGATGATTTCGCACTATAGTTTAATTCTAGGACCTGAACCTGGCAGGGGACAACATATTTTTCTCCTCTTAATTCATATGCTTTCTTTTCATATAATTGCGGTCCTATTTTTCCAAAAATATTCCATTTATCTAGGAAGTCGTCAGGTAGGGTACCAGTGAAGCCAAACCGATGTGACGTAGTAATTTTTTTAAGAATGTTATTTACTTTATTACCTCTCCTTACTTTATGTACTTCGTCTACTATTAAGAAGTCGATATGCTTTACCCACGAAATATCTTGTTTTGAGCTTTGTAATATACCTAAATTAGCTATAATAATATTACGAGATAAAATTAATTCATCTTTCCCTGTATATTTGGTAGTAGAAAATGATACACCGTATTGCTCGAAGTCAGATATTGTTTGATTCGCTAATCCTAAATCAGGTACAATGATCAATCCTTTAAAATTTTTACTATAATTCTTATAATAAAATTCTAACAAACCAGCCATGGTTAAGGTCTTACCACCAGCAGTTGCTAATATTATTGTCCCTCTACCTATATCAATGCATTTATTAATTATATCTTGTTGATACTCTCTATATTTTAAGTTTAGAGTATAATCAACAATATCGTCTTTACGTAGTGTGGGTACTAATGAATTTTTTATTTCTTTTGAGAAATTGATTTTTATATCTTTTGTTTTGCAAAATTTTGCAACTTCTACCAGTAATCCAACGTCAGCTTTGCCTTGGTTAGTAATTACATAAGTTCGCGGAGGGACGAACCTGCCAAATCTTCTTTGAAAATGAGCTGCTTCGTTTTTTACACTAAAGTGCTCTCTGATAACATCTAACTCAGGTCCTTCTAATACTGCTTGAGTGTTGGAATTTAATGTTACATTAATCATTGAGTCTCAAGCTTCATTAACTCTATTAAGTTTTTTATATCATTTGTGGCGAAGCTTATATTTTTATATATATTTTCTAAAAAACTAATGATGAGGATTTCATTTTGAATTTTTTGATCTATAATCTTTATTTCTTTTTTATTTTGTACTGCTTTTTCTGCTATAGATCTATTTACACGTACGGGTTCTCTATCTTGATACTCTTTTATATATTCATCGATAAGAGAAGATCGTTTAAATTTAAAATTATTAAGTTTAATTTTATGATTAATTAATCTGGCGGACCATTTATGTTTATTAGCAATTAATTGTTCTTGAGTAGAAGTTACTTCTAAGCGATCAAGATTTGTATCTATACTCGCTTCGTCAACATATTGATTGATAATGTCACCAATCTCCATTTATTTATTATATTCTATTTTTAGAAAAGGCAACTTATTGTCTATTGAGCGATAAATATTTAATATGCCTCTTAAGTTATTTGATCAGGTAGTTACACAATACTTAACCGACAATACCGTTGCATCTGCGGGTGTGGGGGCGACGGGTGCTCAAGGTGCAGGAGAATTTACTACTGCTGATACGTATGCTCAAGGTGATGCAAGATTACCTAAAGTTTTAAGGGCTACTATAAAGCGTCAAGGTAAGGTGAAAAAGAGACAAAAAAAGAAAAAACTTGCAACGTCTAGCTAGGTGATAAGTAATTATATATGCCTAGTGCAGCCAAGCAGAAGGGTAACGTTTGGGAGCGAGAAGTCGCAAAAGATTTAAGTAAAGTATTTGATGAGAACTTTATTAGAGTTCCAAATTCCGGAGCCTATACTGGAGGCGCTAATTTTCACCGACTTGATCAATTAACTGAATCTCAAAAACGTATGATGAATGGAGATATTATGGTACCTCCGTGTATGTCTAAATTTAAGTTAGAATGTAAAAATTATAAAACATTTGACTATCATAAATTATTCACTGAAAATAAAACTTTAAATAAATGGATTAAGCAAGTAGAGAGTGGTAAGTTATGGTTTTTAATAATTAAGGTTACTAGAAAGGGTAGTTATATATTGCTTCATAAAGATATATCTTATTACCTCCGCTTTGAAAATTACTTGCGTTATACGGAAAATTATATTATAATTGGGTACGATAATTTTTGGAAGAGGAATGTAGATGCAATTAGAAGACTTAACGAAAATCCCCCACCAGAGTTATAAGCTACCTAATTCGTTTTTTAATATAGTAAATTTTACACCTATTATAAGCTTTATTAATAATTTATGTGTTAAGAAGGTATCTGATCTAAAATGTGATTTAAATTTTAAGAATTTCACTCATAAGAAATACATTTATCATTACTTTATATTACATACGTGTGAGGCACTTAAATTATTTAACGATAAATATAAGCCTGTTATTTATTTCGATACAAGCAATAATTTAAATAATGAATTTCTACCGGTACTCTCAATTTTCTTAAAGAATTTCCCAGTTTTAGTGATTCAGGATCATGATACCTTTAATAAATTTAAAAGTAGTTTAAGATGTCAAGGTAGAAGAGAGGAATTAGCAGTATATCTTATGCGCGAGCTTTTTAAGTTACAATCAAAGAAGTTTTATTTTAGCAAATTACAATATTTTTGTAAAAAATATGAACTTACATTTTTAGATAAAACATACTTCAATGACATAAGAAATAAGCTTTCGTTGCTATAAATAATTAAGATGAGTACGTTTCTTAAAAAAATTGCTGAATTAACTATAGGGCCTGTAGATAAAGAGAAGGAAGCCGAAAAAGCCCGAATTGCGAATGCTAAGCAAAAAGTAAAAGATGGTACTGCTACTGATCAGGAGAGAGAATTAGCAGATGCAGATACTAATTTAAATAAATCACTTACTCAAAAAATTAAAAAATCACAACAAAAGGTAACTTCAGAAGCTGGACCTGGAGACTTGACGCCACCTATAGGTGGTGCTCCTGCTGGTATACCACCGGTTCCTGCAGGTCCTGCAGGTATACCACCGGTTCCTGCTGCTCCGCCACCTCCACCACCGGAACCAGATCCACTAACTACAGAAGGTGAAACATTTTTAATAAATCTTGCACGTAAAGCGTTATTTGTAGATATTGATGATGTAGGATTATCCGACGCAGAGAGAGAGAGTATAACTAAAGAAGCCGAACCGGAAAACGCTAAAAAAGTCGCAAAGATTTTACGTAAAATTATTGTTGATTATGGCTTAAGTGAAAGCTTTCACTCTAAAGCAGATGTACTTCTCGAGGACTTAAAAAAAAACGGTAGAGTAGTCGTTCTTGTTCCTGGTAGTTTTAAGCCTCCTCATAAAGGCCATTTTGAAATGGTTAGGAGCTATAGTGAATCATGGCCGCAAGGTCAAGTTCATGTTTTAATCTCAGCTCCTTCAGCGAGAAGTGAGAGAAGAACAAAAGACGGTAGAATAATTACTCCAGACGCAGCATTGCAGATATTCGAACTATATGTTCGACCTCTTAATAATGTTACAGTTAGTGTCTCTGAGCATCCATCACCCGTCACCGCCGCATATGAGTCTCTTAAAACATTAGAACCTGGAACTACTGTTGTCTTAGGAGCAAGTAAAAAGGATAATGATTGGAAACGATGGTCATATGCTCAATCATGGACAGAGAAGGGAGGATTAGGTTTAAATATTCTCGATCCAGCAGAGACTGCAGTTGATGTTACTACTAATGCGACTGGAGAACCGTACAGTGCTGGTAATATTAGAGATAATTTTGATAACTTTGAGATGATACAGCATGATATTCCAGATCATGTTGACCCAGAACAAATAAAACAAGTATTTGACTCACTTTAAATCTCTTATAAAATTATAAAACTCTTGTCTTGTGAGATCAGTTTTATCTAAAAACGCCCCAGACATTCTAGCTGTTTTCATTGTACTATCATGCTTAACACCTCTTACACAAGCACACATATGATTAGCTTCTACTAATACTGCTACACCGTTATTTTCGTCACATACTTTATCTATATGCGTATGAATTTGCATAGTTAAATTCTCCTGTACCTGTGGACGTCTCGCAAACCACTCAACAATTCTATTCAATTTACTTAATCCAATTACCTTACCATCTCTTCCCGGTATATATGCTACATGCGCAACGCCTATAAACGGTAAATGATGATGAGAGCAAAACGAATGTACTGTAATATTACCTTGAAATACGATCCCGTCATACTTATCAATATTATCAAATGCAGTAATTTTAGGAGGCTCCGT